CCACATCTTGGTCTATGCTTCATTCTCTTTATTACTGATCCAAAAAACAAGATTGGATATGACTCGTGATGAATTCCTTTGGGTTGAGAAGTATCGACCCAAAACAATTGAGGATTGTATCCTCCCTAAAGAGATCAAGAAGACCTTTGTGGAATTCTTGTCTAAGGGTGAGGTTCCTAACCTCCTTCTTGCTGGACCTGCTGGGTGCGGTAAGACAACCATTGCTAAAGCACTCTGCAACGAACTGGGAGTAGATGTTTATGTCATCAATGGATCCGACGAAGGTCGATTCCTCGATACTGTCAGAAACAATGCGAAGAACTTCGCTTCGACCGTATCACTTACGTCAACTGCTAAACACAAAGTCATCATCATTGATGAGGCAGATAACACAACCCATGACGTACAACTCCTCCTACGGGCGTTTACTGAGGAGTTTGCTGGCAACTGCAGGTTCATCTTTACCTGCAACTACAAAAACAAAATTATTGAACCCCTCCACTCCCGATGTGCAGTGGTCGAGTTCTCAATCCCCGCAAGTAAGCGCCCAGAGATGGCATCCAAGTTCTTTGGACGCCTCCAACAAGTCCTGGATGCAGAGGGTATTGAATATGATAACAAGGTCCTGGTAGAACTCATCAATAAGCACTTCCCAGACTGGCGTCGTGTCTTGAATGAGTGTCAACGTTATTCTGCTGGAGGTAAGATTGATGCAGCGATTCTCGCGTCCTTTAGTGAGGTCAAGACTGATGAGTTGGTTAAACGACTTAAGGAGAAGAACTTCCCTGAAGTACGTAAATGGGTCGTTAATAACCTGGATAATGATTCTGGTGTACTTCTGCGCCGTATTTACGATGCTTGTTACACATCCCTCGTCCCTTCTACTATTCCTGCTGCCGTGCTTATTATTGCTAAGTATCAGTATCAAGTGGCTTTTGTAGCAGATCAAGAAATTAATCTTCTGGCAGCATTAACTGAAATTATGTGCGAGTGTGAATTCAAATGAAAAAACAACCTAGGCAAAAGAAGTCCAGAATGTATTATTACTTCTGGGCAGTCATGACTGCTACTGTCCTTCTTGGGCAAATTTATGTCGGCACGGGATACCGTGTCATGGCAGGTGAGGTTCTTAGACTCACCAACTTCCTAAATTCTCTTACTATCGAAAGCGAGGTTATCTAAATGAACGTTAAACTTGTCCGTACTACCTCTGGTGAAGATGTCATCTGTGAGGTGTTGAATGAGACCGATGACTCTGTTACCTTTTCCAACGCAATCGTTGCAGTTCCTGCAGGTAACGGTCAAATTGGTTTTGCTCCCTGGTCTCCTCTCCTTAGCAAAGACGTGAAGGAGTTGACAATCGACAAAAAGTTTGTAATGTATATTGCAGACGCACAGGACCAGATCGTGACTGAGTATCAGTCTATGTTCAGTCCTATCATCGCTCCTAGCAAGAAACTTGCTCTCTGATTCTTTTATTTTATTATGATTAACATTGATCGCATCAACCTTGAAGAGTTCTTTGGTTGCGTGAACGCTACCAATACTAAAGAGATGAAGTCCAACGCATTCAAAACCATTCGCACTTGGTTGCAGGAGAAGTCCTTTGCCAAGTGGAGTGATGGTCAACTTGAATATGTTGGGGACTTCAAAGATGGAGTTGATTTTGTCTCTGAGGATAATATCAACTATGAGATGAAGGGTAAACTCAAGATGTTCAACAAGAATGGGTCTACTTCATCAATCGTTCTTAAGAACTTCCAGGGCGACAATAAAGTGATTGAGAAGACCTTTGATTATATGCTCCTGGTTGATACTGGTTCTATGGCAATCGGTATTACTGATTGGGACACTGTGGAGAAGCGTATTTACTATACTCCCAAATCACCAACTGCCAAAGTCAAGTTTCTCCCTGGTGATTTTACTATTCTTGCTAAGGGTATCAAACCTGCACAGAAGAGCATTACTTCTGCTGAGATTCTTGATAACCTGCAGGAGATCCTTTGATGAAGAGTTATAAGACTCCTCTCCGCTACCCTGGAGGCAAGTCTAGGGCGTGTAAAAAGATGGATCCATACTTCCCTGATCTCAGGGATTATAAGGAGTATCATGAACCCTTCATTGGTGGTGGTAGCGTTGCTGTATATCTCACCAAAAAATATCCGCATCTGAAGGTCTGGGTAAATGATCTTCACTATCCGTTGGCAACCTTCTGGCAACAGTTGCAAGAGAATGGATCGAAGATGGAATCTATTCTTGAAGAATTAAAATCAAAGTATCCAGATCCAGATACTGCTAGAGCATTGTTTCTATCTGCAAAGCAGTATGTTGAGGAAGATAATTCAGATCCTCTGTGGACTGCTATCTACTTCTACGTCGTCAATAAGTGCTCCTTCTCTGGTTTATCCCAATCATCCTCGTTCTCAAGTCAGGCATCTGTTAGCAACTTCTCTCGTAAAGGGATTCTTAAATTGAGTGGTTATCAACAACTTATACATAATTGGACGATAACTAATTATTCATACGATCAAATCTTAGATGAATCTTCGGAGCGATCTAATGCATTTGTTTATCTTGATCCACCTTATGACATCAAAGATAATCTCTATGGTGCAAAGGGTGGCACAATGCATAAAGGATTTGATCATGACAAGTTTGCAGAAGACTGTAACAACTCTTCTACAGACATGATGATTAGTTACAATTCTGATCAACTTGTGAAAGATCGGTTTACTGACTCTAAATGGAGAACGGGTGAGTTTGATCTTACATACACCATGAGATCTGTTGGTGATTACATGAGTGATCAAAAAGAACGTAAAGAACTACTCTTAATGAACTATGAAAATAGAAGTCTCACTCTACAAGGCGGGCAAACTCTGGAAGGAGGAGTATCAAGCAGTAGACTTCCAGGATGCTAGAGAGATTGCCTTAGCAAGAAATCCTGGAGCAACCATTACTGGTGTCAGTGCTAATTTGCGTGCTGATCAAATTCAAGACATCCCTGACTATTTTAAAAAATAATGGAACTGAAGGATTGGTTGAACTCAATAAACTTTAATAAGGAAAACCTTATTAAAGAAGATCCCGATATCGTTAAACAGTATCCACCATTCATTGTTAACCGTTGCTTGTCTGGTCATTTAGACTGTGTTTTGTTTGCCAATGAGATGAACAAAAATGGTCATCTTGATAAAGACATGCAATATTCTTTTTATCTAAATAGTTTGAGGAAGCGTAAAAGGTTTTCTCCTTGGCTCCGAAAGGATAAGATTACTGATCTTGATATTGTCAAGCAATACTATGGTTATAGTAATGAGAAGGCAATGCAGGCATTGAAGATCTTGTCAAAAGATCAAATAGATTTTATTAAGAAACGACTTGACATTGGTGGAACATGACAAACAGTATTGAACCCCAGGTAAACTGGACACCTGAGATGATGGTTGAAGTTATGTTGAATGAACCAGATGACTTCCTGAAGGTTCGTGAAACTCTTACCCGCATCGGCGTTGCTTCACGCAAAGAAAAGAAACTTTATCAGTCTTGCCACATTCTCCACAAGCAAGGCAGGTACTACATCACTCACTTCAAGGAATTGTTTGCTCTTGATGGTAAACATGCAAACCTTACTGTAAATGATGTTCAGAGACGGAATAGGATTGCGAGACTCCTCTCTGATTGGGGTTTAATTAGCGTAGTAGATGGCGAATCCATTATGGATATCGCGCCTTTAAACCAAATCAAGGTTTTATCCTATAAAGATAAGAACGATTGGATCCTGGAACAGAAGTATAATATTGGGTCGAAGAAAAAAGTAGAAACGACCGAGTAATCTTATGGAAGATCTAGAACAAGACGGATATCAACTATTTTTATCGATAGAAGACGTTCGTCTGTTTTATGATCATACGTGTTATTCTATTGAGAAGTGGCCAGGAGCACCTGCTAGACCATACGAAGAACAAGAATTTTTGCGGCATTTGAAGTCTCAACTGTTTGCTATGCTTGCTGACCACACGTTCAATAACGGTTAACCCTATAACCACATTCGGTTATCACGGTTACTCTTTTTTGTAGTTTATGGTTAAATAGTAGTGGATGCCGTAAGGGTCCACACAACATAAACTCGCTTAGTAAAGGAGCTAAAACCATGGGTAACCTCATGAGATACGGTGCTGCAGATATCCCGCAGCTTCTGGATAGAATCAATCGTAATAGTATTGGAATGGACGAGTACTTTGACCGTTTATTCAACGTACATGAATCATCTACCAACTATCCTCCCTATAATTTGATCCAGGTCAGCAATGTAGAATCGCGTTTAGAAATCGCGCTTGCTGGATTTAAAAAGGAAGAGGTAAATGTCTACACTGAATACGGAAAACTTTTTGTCGAAGGACAAAAAGAATCTAAAGAAGATACAACAAGCTATGTCCATAGAGGAATGGCTCAACGATCTTTCACCAGAGCATGGACGCTCAGTGATGATACGGAAATTAGATCAGTTGCTTTTGAGGATGGGTTACTGAGTGTTCAACTCGGTAAAGTGGTTCCTGAGCATCATGCTCGCAAAGACTACCTATAAATAACTGCGGGGGGATACCCAAATATCGTCGCCGCATGGGCGGGGTTGGTCAGAATCAACCCTTGCCCGCTTTTCTTTTTCATGCTAACATTATACTAAACTTCATTTAGTCATGGCAATTAAATTAGCTGTCGTAAAGACAGGAGAACAAATTATTACTGATGTTGAAGAGATGCTTCTTGAAGACAAAGTAGTAGGATATTTCTTCAACAAACCTTGTGTAGTAAAAACTGGTGATCCAGAAGTCAGTGAGGAAGGTGGTGCTTCCTTTGAGATCAAACTGAGTCCTTGGATTGCTTTGGGTAAGGGATATAGATTCCCAGTTCCTCTTGATTGGATTGTAACTTTTGTTGATCCAGTCAATGAACTTCATCGAATGTACATGGTTGACATCCTTAAAGAAGAGGTAGAGGATCAAAGTCAATCTATGGTAGTAACTGACGGTTGTGAGGATTGCTGATATGGAACCTAAAGTAATTATCTTTCAAACTGGTGGAACTCTAATTGCTAAATTGGAAGAAGCACCTTCTGCTGATCTGGGTGAACCAGATTGCATTTTGGTACAACCGTTTAATATTATGCCTGATGGAACCCTTCAAAATTGGTTGGGTGACATCACAACAGACAGTAAGTTCAAGATTCATTCCGATAAGATCTTGACCATTGCCGAACCAACTGGTAGAATCAAAGAACTGTACAGCAGTTTGACTAAGTGAGATTCTATACGAACGTCCAGATGGTCGGGAACCAGTTCCTCGTCAGGGGTTATGAAGACGGTAAACGCTTCACTACCCGCGAGAAGTGGAACCCGACCCTTTTTGTGCCCTCACAAAAGAAGACGTTCTATAAGACTCTCAGCGGAGAACAGGTTGAAGCAATTAAACCTGGGACCGTACATGAGTGCCGTGAGTTCATCAAAAAATATGATGGTGTAGAGGGATTTAAAATCTACGGTAATGAACGGTTTATTTACCAGTATATCTCTGAGAAGTATTCTGAGCAAGAGATCAAGTTTGACATTGGTAAGATCATGCTATCTACCATTGACATTGAGGTCGCTTCTGAGAATGGATTCCCAGACGTAGAGTCTGCTGCTGAGGAAGTTCTCCTTATCACTCTTCAGGACTATGCAACCAAGGAAATCATCACTTGGGGTCAGGGTCCATTCAAACTGAAGCAGGGGAATCACTACTACAAGCAGTTCAACAATGAAGAAGATCTTCTTCATGACTTCATCAGTTGGTGGATTGACAACACCCCTGAAGTTGTCACTGGGTGGAATAGTAAACTGTATGATATTCCATATCTAGTCCGCCGTATTGATCGAATCCTTGGTGAGAAGTTGATGAAGAGACTCTCTCCGTGGGGTCTCGTAACCGAGCAAGAGGTTTATATCCAAGGTAGGAAGCAACTGTCCTATGACATTGGTGGAGTCTCTCAGTTAGATTATCTGGACCTGTACAAGAAGTTTACCTACACTAATCAGGAGTCTTACCGACTGGATCACATTGCAAATGTGGAGTTGGGTCAGCAGAAGTTGGACCACTCTGAGTTTGATACATTCAAAGACTTCTATACAAACGGTTGGCAGAAGTTTGTAGAATACAACATCATTGACGTGGAACTTGTTGACCGATTGGAAGACAAGATGAAGCTGATTGAACTTGCATTGACTATGGCATACGATG